AATGAGCGTAAGGGCAGGTCTCACTATGTGGACCCGGCAGTGCTATCGGCTGTGGAAAGCAAAAAAGCCTTCTTCAGCGAGATTTTCCTGTCCTCAAGGCAAGTGGTCACTTTCACGGGTGGCGATAATGCCGATGAGGCTAAAGCTAAAACCGCATATACCAACCGGGTCTTTCGCAAGAACCAATACGAGCGCCTGTTCAGGGACGCATGGCACGACTCGTTCGTCGCAAAGAGATGCGTTGTGTGGATTGACTGGGAGAAATCGACCGATACCTCCAGTATTAATGTTCAGGGTGCCCCGAGCCAATTCGTTAACCAACAAATACAGCAGATGGGTCAGGTGGTTGATGTTGACTCCTCCCAGCTACAGAGCATGCCCATCCCCTCTATAGGGCCGCAGCAGTTCGTCCATACAGGGACATTAAAGGTAGAGATCGACGCCTCATTCGCCTGCATGGAGTTGATTGCGCCTGAGAAGTACTACAGAGACCCGAATGCGAGCTACACCGACGAGTCACAGTGGATAACCCAAGAAGTCGAGATTACCCGTGGCACACTGATTGACGAGGGCTACGACCCCGATCAGGTTGAAAAGCTGACACAGGAGTTCAGTTATAGCGGCAAGGAGGAGGACTACGCAAGAAAGTCACATGACCAGTCGTACACCTCTGACTATCAACGTACTAACGAACTAGGCAATGAGATAGTAACGATCTACAAGACACGGGCATGGCTGACACTAGACGAGGGAGATGTCGAGGGCTTTGAGCCAGAGGAAGGCTTGGCCCTGTATGAAATACATTGGTCGAAGAACGGTGTGCTTCACTTTGTTAGTGAGGAGGGTACTACCCCCGCTATCAAGGCTATAGACGAGATAGGCGTATTTGAGTGGTGTGAGTACAACATCTCCCACGCCGAGATGGGGCTCTGCACTGCCGATATCGAAGCGGCCAGCCAGAAGACCATGTCCATTATCAAGCGTGGGATCGTCGATAATCTGGCTATGGTGAACAACACCCGCTACGAGGCCGTACACGACCGCCTACTGAATCCCAGAGACTTACTGGATAACGTCATAGGTGGCGTTGTATTCAGCGATGCTATCGGCTCTGTAGCGCCCCTAGCCCAACCTCCTTTATCACCCATGACGATGAGCACCCTTGAGATGCTCCAGCGGGACAGTGAAGAGCGTTCGGGTATGTCATCACTCGCAAAGGGCATGAACTCAGATGTCATAAAGAACCAGAACGCAGACAGTATGGTGGAACGCCTGACCAATGCAGGCACCCGGCGGGTTACGGCAGCGGCACGGGACTTTGCCAAGACCTTCCTGATTCCTGTTATGCAGCACATCGTTAAGCTGGCGATGGAGAACGACAAGTCACAAGACCAGATGGAGTCAGGCGGCAAGATCATCCCTATCATCCCCAGTCAGTGGCAGGACGATGCGAATGAGATGGAAATTGCGGTAGCCCTGACCCCGGATGAAGCACAGGTCATGGCCAAGCAGATGATCATGCTCCACCAGCTCAAGTCTCAGGATGAGGGCATAGGCCCGATGTATGGACCTGAACAGCGGCATGCGTTCTATGACGCCGTATACGAGATGATCGGCATAGAGGACGCAACGCCCTATATTATGAACCCGCAGTCTCAAGAGTATCAACAGGCTATGTCTCAGCAGGCCGAGCAGGCCAAGATGCAGCACGATATGGCGATGCAGGTACAAGATACCCAGCTAGAGTCGCTGAATCAACAGGTCCAGCAGGGTTGGGCAGCACTAAACAACAAGGTCATGGATACTGTCCATGATAACGCTCTTGATGACAAGAAGCAGGAGTGGCAGCAGTATATGGATTTTGAAAACCTTCAACTCGCAGAGGAAGAGCTAGAGATTGAAGAGGATCAAGAGAGGGGGGTTAGCATTGGTTAATCCCGTAGTAGTAGCCGCACATCGAAGACGGAGATCAAAAGATGCTGCAGGAAAAGCAAGGCGAATCGCAGGATTCAGAAACAATAAGGTCGCAATGGACCTCCGAGCAAAGAGTGAACGCGGGGCAGATGGCAGCACAAGCCCTGAACAGCCCGATCTTCTCGGTAGTACACGACCTGTTGAGCCAGAAGTATTACCGAAGCTGGCTGATGTCAGAGGCCAAGGAGATGAAGACCAGAGAGAGCAACTGGTACCGTCAAGTAGCCCTGACAGACCTGATGAAGGAGATGATATCGATGGTCTCAGAGGCGCAGGTAATCGTTCAGGAAAGGCAAAGACAAAACGACCCCGCCGAGCAGGAAAGGGCGAGGATGGATGAGCAAGGTTATGGATTGGATTTTAGTCAGAAGGAGATGAGCTAATGGCTGAAGAACAACTATCGTTCCAAGAGCGCACCGCACAGAGACTGGAAGCGGAGTATGCTGGAAACGAAGCGCCGAAAGGTGCAAAGCCCGTGGAGGCGTCGGATCTCGAAGAGACTCCCGACCTTACTGCGGAATCAGAGGTAGCCGAGGATGATGCGGTTACCACAGACGGTACTGAGGAAGAAGAATCGGATCTTGATGAGACTCCCGAGGAAGACGAATCAGAGCATACCGACTGGGAGAAACGCTACAAGGATTCCCAGATAGATATACAGGAATCCCGTGAAGCGGCAAGTGAAGCTAGTGAGGAGTTATCGCGTGTGCGTTCGGAGGAATCTGACACGTATGCGCAGATGACCAGCGCGAGGTTTGAGTTGGAAGATCGGACGAAGGAGAGCGAGCAGATCGCACAGTACTGGGCTAACAAGGCGCAAGCCGATGTCCAGCGTGCGCGGTCTATCAACTACGCTCAAGTTCCCCCCGAGCAGATATCTCAGGCCCAACAGTGGCAGCAGCAGGCTGAGATCAATTATCAGCAGACGCAGCAGGCACTGAACCACACGATAGAGCAGGGCAAGAAGTTACGGGAGGATTCATTATCCCGTGAGGCTGCAATATCAAGGTCGCGCTTAACAAGGGACATACCTGATTTCGATACGGTATATCCTGACATTGGTAAGTTTGCTGTAGAGCAAGGCGTTAATCCACAGGTGTTCAAGGACATTGTTGACCCGGGCCTTATCAGGCTTATCAATCGGGCTATGAACATGTCCGCGACACCAGACATCATTGAAACCACGAAGCAAAACAAGGCGAAGGCTCCCAAGTCACGCTCAACACAGGACCAACCCAGATCACTGGACGGCAAGTACAAGAAGGTGGATCAGGCTTTTAAGAAGTCTCGAAACCCGAAAGAACGTGCCGCCTTGTGGGAGGAGCGGGCCAAGATGAGGCTGGCGAAGGAAAAACGCTAAACTGATTCCAATGTAAGGAGGCCCAAAATGGCTGGATTTGAATCGTACGAAGCGGTGGGTAACCGTGAAGATGTCGTGGACGAGATATATGATATCTCCCCGGCTGACAACCCTGTTTGCGCCATGTCTCAGACGACAGGTGCTATAAACAGACTCCATCAATGGCAAGAGGATGATCTCGCCGCAATCCGTTCGAGCGCAGCAGTTGAAGGTGCAGATGCAGGGGTTGATACCTCTACAGCTACCACCATGCTGTCCAACGACACTCAGATATTTGAGGAAGTTGCTCGCATCACAGGTACTCAGGAGGAGATCGCCCACTACGGACGCGCTTCAGAAATGAGCTACCAGTTGCGCAAGCGGTATCTTCAAATGGCACGCAATGAGGAAGCTCAAGTTGCAGGTGGTGCCAACGCAGGCGCCCGTGTTGCCGGTACAGTGGGTGATGCTAGTACAGCTCGCGTACTGAGCGGTATCTACGAGCAGGCTGATACGTCTGTGATCAAGTACGCTACTGATGACGAGTTAGTCGGCGGTACGGACATCACTACGACTGAGCAGCTTGAGAGTGTCCTGTTGAGTGCTCACTTGGCGACGTTCAGCGCAGGTGGTAACCCCACTTACGCGGTGACTGACCCTGCTAGTGGAGGATATTTTCCCTCGTTCGCACTGAGTGCTGGCCGTAACCGTGATGTGATGGATACGACACTGATCAACGCAGTGGATATCTATCAATCTCAGTACGGTACGCTTGATGTGGTCTTGGATCGCTCCATGACCCAGACCGTCAACGCTATCCTGTTAATGGACTTCGAGTACAGTGCAACACCTGTGCTTCGAGCCACTCAGGACATTGCGCTGGCACGTACTGGTGATGCGGAGAACCGTCAGGTGATTCGTGAGTCAACGTATGCGCTTTTGAATACGAAGGCTTGTGCCATCATCGATGCTGTACCTGCTGGTTTGACGACTGGCGCGTAATAATAATCAGGGGCGCCTACACGGGCCCCATTCAAATTTCGGAGTGCGCATGAAGCATAGACCATTATCCGTTAGTCCCGGCTATGCTGTGACGCATTCTACAGAGGGTGGCAAAGCCTATACTGGCACCCACCAAGACATAGAGCCCGTTATAAAACATGTCCAGAAAGTCAGGGACATGCATCAATACGCTACCAAGCAAAGCAATCCCAATGAGTGGAAGCACGTAGGATCTGTGCCTATTGTCATCATTGTTGACTGGTGCAAGAACAACGGCTACGACTTCAGCCAGTGGGCGAGGAATGAGGACGGCGCGAAGGACAAGTTTTTAAAGTATTTTATGTCCAGAGAGTTCTCAAAGCTGCATAATCAACACGTAACAACCAAGAAAGAATCTTCACAAATCTGGATGCCGAAATGAAAAACTATGGCGAGCTGAAGACTGAAATTGCAAACTATCTGGACCGTGAGGATCTGGCGGCCAAGATGCCAACATTCATCAGGCTTGCAGAGACTAAAATGTACCGCAACCTGAGAACCCGCGAGAACGAATTTACATTACAAATAACAGAGGCGACGATACCCGAGCCATTAAGCCCTATCGTACTTCCAGATAACTTCCGCGAGTTCAAAGAGATCAACCTCAACGACAAGCCTATTGAGAACGTATCCACCCAAAGACTTAATGCGATACGTGGTAGTGGGTATGATGGTGAGAAAACCTACTTCGCTACTGTTGAGCGCAAGTTACAGCTAGTCCCTTGGGTGACAGAGACCCCCGACGAGTGGGGCGAGTTCACCCTTGATATCATTTACTACGGTACAGAGTCGCTGTGCGATATGGCGACATGGCCCACCCCCACAAACCCCAACCAAGTACCCGAGTCCGATGGTACGCCCTCAAATACAACCCTTAGAAGCGATGACGCTACGACACGTTTGTTCCTTGTCGCACCTGATGTGTATTTATACGGCGCACTTGCCGAGGCATACACCTACCTGTTAGTGCCAGAGAAGGCTGTTATGTGGGGCGGTGCCTTTGGTGCGGTATTGGCTGAATTGAAGAAGGAAAGCAGGATGTCGGAGTACTCAGGTAGTACAGTCAATGTAAGCAGTGGAGCATACGCATGAGCATTTCCGATCTCAACCCCGACTTGCCGGGCTCTAATGCCCCCGCTGGTGAGGGTGATGACCATTTACGCGAGATAAAGGCGGCGATTGTCGAGGCATTCCCCGCAGTTGATGGGCCTATTAC